TCGCTTGTTCGATGGACATGGACAAGCCTACCGCTACTAACCACAAAGAAGGTGGAGCTCTCATATACATTATGGAGGAGCTCACGGAAGCCCGCCTTCGTTGTGACCAATTGAAGAACTTCGTCAGCCAAGCTGTTCGATTGATCTCAATGTCACCCCACAGAGACCACTTCTATGAAGTGGCTGGTGATACAATTTATGGGATCCCTGATAGTCTATTCAAGCTGGACAAAGCCCTTGCGGCTACGGCTCTTGCGGCATCTAGGCTGGATTATGAAGAGCTGAAAGAGCAACTCAAACCTGAAAAGGTGAATGAGTTGGAAGGTGTCCTAAGAGACACCAGGATCCGGCAGATCGACCGTAGGTCACCATTCATTCAACCCAGGCCTGAGCAGCCGAAGACCGCTGGGGCTCTATCTGTCCAGGATATCAATGTGATAGAAGATAGTCTGGAGGATATCCTAGCTCAAGCAATGAAGTTGAGGGAAAGCATTCCACCTAATCAACGCGGCAAGGCCGAAGAGATTTTGGAGGATGCCGAACGGGCCCTCAAAAAACTCAAGCGAGTATCATCTGTTACCTCAAATCAAGGAAGTCATCGAATGTTCAAAGCAGCCTCTACCTCACACGTTGCCGGAGCCCTTCGTCGAATTGCTGACGAGATCGAAGGAGCTAGAATCTCACCCAAGGATGCCAGTTATCGATTGAGTATGGTTCGAATGGCTCTATCCCAGACAGCTCAAGAAGCTGTTGAGGCCATGGGACCACTTCAGGCAACCACTAGACAGGACGTAATTGATGGGTTCAAGAAGTCAAACCCTTCCTTGACTAAGGAGCAGCTCGAAGAGATTGCCAACCACTGGGAAGATAACAGGACGTCGTCA